CCTGCCAGACCGGAGAATCATCCAGCGCGTTGTTGGTTGCTTCCGCCTTGAACGCGGCATCATTCGGGATGGATCCGGACACCTGCAAGATCGCCACAGTAATGTCACCATCCACGGCCAGCGGGGTGGTCAGGGTCACACTTGCACTGGTAACGCTCTTGGTGAACGTTGCGTTCAGGCTGGTGCTCTCCTTGCCATCGTTCGCGGTGATCTTAATGGTATGGGAGCCGTTCAGGATGCGCAGGAAGCCGTCGGCGGTGCTGGCCTGTTCAAAGGTCAGCGCAGTACCGCTTGCAAGGCCGGTGCGGGTGGCAGTGGTCTTTCCGTCCAGCTTTTCGGTGACAGTCAGCGTGTCGCCGTCGGCATCGGTAACGGTATAGGCGAAGCTGAAGGGTGCGTTCTTCTCTCCCAAACTCGTGGAGCTGGCGTTGATGGCCGGGGCCACATTGTATCTGACCGTGCGTATAGCGGACGTGGTGTAGCCAGACTCCAGGCCCTCGGTGTCGTATGCCTTGACCCGATACATCACGGACGTGGTGCCGAAGGCGATGGTGTCGGTGTAGGTCAGCGCGTTGCCCTTGTACACCTGCGTGTAGGCGGAGCCACCATCGGTGCTGCGCTCCAGAATGTAGCCGCTCAGGTTGCCATCGCTGTCACTGGCCGCAGTCCACGAGATCACCAGCGTGCTGCCGCCCTTGACATCCTTCGGCACCGCGATTGACGGCGGCGCAGACGGGGCGTTGTTGTTGACCACCGTTACCCGCGAGCTTGTGCGCCAGCCAGACTCCAGACCCTCGGTGTCGTATGCCTTGACGCGGTACATCACGGACGTGGTGCCGAAGGCGATGCTGTCCGTGGTGCTGGTGGCCGTACCCTGATAAATCCGACTCCACGACCAGCCGCCGTCGGTCGAACGCTCTACCTTGTAGCCGGCTAAATTGCTCTCAGCATCAGAGCTTTTTGCCCACGAGATTGAAATGTTCGTGCCGCCCATGATGGACGAAGGAACGGAAATGTTCCACGGAGTCGAGGGTGCGGTGTTAGTCGAGACCGTGCCATCATTAGATACAAAGAGAGTAGAGGGCAAAATCAAAGCGGGGCGAACACCATCGGAGTGGTAGTTCCAGCGGCCGGCGTCGTAGGAGCCCTCGGTGTTGACGGCCCAGAC